CGTCTTGCCAGTGGCCAAGACACCCCAGACCATGTATGCGGCTGCCGTCCAGCTCAGTCGCACACCGTTAGGGGCAAGGAACCTGACCCGAGCCAACTCGCGACCGGACAGGTAGGGCACCATCGCCTGCAGCGCCTTCTCAGCATCCTTGTAGCGCTCAGGGTGAATCGACCCGCTGCCGAACTGAACCATCCACTGGTGAGTCTGCAGCATCTTCGCTCGCCAGCGGCACTCATCAGCACCACGAGCCTTAATCTTGGTTTTCGTCACTTGTCCTCCTTCTGAGTTATTCGTGGGTGAATAACTTTGTTATCCGCCAGACGCTGCAGAGAGGAGCGCATCAGCAGCTCCAGCGCAGCCCACTTGGTCAACCGCTTGAGTTTGATGTAGAGTGCACCCATCTCTGGATTGTCGAGCCTGTCAAACACAGGCCCGGCATCTCCAATGGCCTCTACCTCAGCCAGGTCTCGGAGTGCCTTACTGACTATGTCACGTCGCCAGTCTGCCACGCTATCTCCTGGTCGAGGATGGCCGCAATCTTTACCACATCAGGCTTTGGCCCGAAGCGGGCAGGCTCAGTACGAGCCAGCGAATAGAACAGGCTGCGAACGACTTGCACACCCTCATAGGTGATTTGCCGCTTGCTCCTGAGTACCCGTCTCTCGGCGGTGTCAGGCAACCTGCGCTTAACGTGCTCAAAGACGGTAGATCTTCGGATGTCCAAGAGCATGGCCAACTGGCCGCCCGTGGCACCCAACAGGTAAGCCACTGCAATGAAGGTACCTCGCAGTGGTTCTGTGTTGAGGATGGACACTGGAGTCTGGCCACCTACAGGTGGTGCGTACTCATCACCGTGAGTGGCCTTCAGTGCCTCCTCAATCTCGTCCTCTTTGTACCCTTTGCCGTACAGGTACGCCCTGGACTCATCCAGGTTCCGCGCCATAGTGACGCGCACTACATCTTCCATCGAGACTGGCATCAGCCCTCTCGCAGGTAGTGGTAGTACCGTCTGGCACGCTGTTGGAAGCCTACGGTAGTCCAGCGGTTGATAGACTTGAGCACCTGTTCCTCGCCCAAGTACTCCACGGCCTGTCTGATGTCAGTGAACTCAGGTACCCAGACGTGACCGGCCTCGGTCCTGCCTCGGTCTATCATCACTTTCTGTCTAACCTGAGTCACAGGCGGGACGGTCTCAGCATCTATCGCCTTCGCCAACTTGGGCACGAAGGGAAGCGCCGCCAAGGCCGCCAAGAACCTGCGTCGTCTCACGGCAGCCTGCCTTTAGGGTGACCTCCATTGAGGTGGGGCTGCAGGGACAGAGCAAAGCGTGTGGTGTCATGCTGAGGCCAGATGAACTCGTCCATGCAGTACAAGGCAATCTCCAGAGCACTCTCGTCACTGTCAGTGAAGAAAGTGTTCCAGGGTTCGCCGTCTTTTGCCACGTCGCAGCGTCCGCTCACTTCCACAACTCCTTCAGACGCTCACGCGATACGGAAGGCGATTGCACATCGCCTGCGATACGCTCGCGGCACGCCTGGTCGTAGGTGTGGTACTCAGTGGTCGCAAAGTGTTGGTGGAGGTCCTGAAGTGCGATAGAGAATATCACACCCACCTGCAGCAGTGGCGAGGTGGTGTGCTCGAATTCTGTGCCCTCAAGGTGCCTGGCTGCGGCGTGGACTATGGCGTGGACGGCTATCTCAGAGTCATTCATGTCCCCTCGACCGACCATCTCTTCGCCAGCCTCATCCAACAGCCTGATGGCTCTGGCTTTGTCCATCAGCATTGTTGCTGACCCTCCTCAGTTGAGGTGCGCCTGCAGTCGCGTGGGCAGGCCGTACACTGCGATGAACATGGAGCGCATCCTCTGGGCTGTCTCGCAGAAGGCATCCTCATCCAACTCAGCCTTGTGCGGTCCTGCTGATGCCCAAAGGTCGTCGATGGCTTCCTGCGGGTAGTCCAACGCCCTTAGGATAGCCGTGAACCGTACCTTGGTCACTTGTTGCCTCCCGTGTGAGTAGGACAGGGGTACTTGGGGTCTAGTTTGAGGACCCCGTCGAGGCTGTGTGTGCAAGTGCACCGCACAGGTTTGACTATCTCCTTGAAGCGCTTGTGAGTCGCCTCAGTCAGTTCCTCGAACTCCATGAGAGCGTCAACAGGGTTGCGGCCTTCGAGGATGTCTCGAATCACCGAGGCCGCCCGGTCCTTCAACCACTTGTGGGAGTGGCCGATGCCCGAGTGGACACCACCTAACACGTGCATCCCCTCGGGCTGGCCAGTCGCGTCACGGTACCTACGCAGCGAGTCAGTCACTTAACCCTCCAGTTTGAGGTACGGAGGCTCGCTGTCGTACTTCTGACCCTTGCCCAGACCCAGGCCATTGCCGTGAGTCTCATGACAGGCAGGGCACATCAGCGCCCACGGCCCGCAGATGAATCTTGTCTGCCCGTCTACGAAGTAGTCCTCATCCTTCAAGGGCTTATCGCAGAGGTCGCACTCGTTCACAGGGCTGAGCCACCTGGGGGTCTCAGCCATTTCACTTGCCGCCAGTCATCTTGAACGTGTCGCTCACCAAGAACCCCGCCTGCGTGTTGAGGTAGTTGAGCGCCTTGTTGATGCGGTCCTCATCCATCAGCTCAAGAGCCTGCTTCAGCTCTTCGCGGCCTTCCTCCAGCCGCCCGAGGGTTAAGAGGACCTTGCGAGTGGTGGTTGTGTCCAGGTTCATTCGGCACTCCCGCGTTACAGTGGATGGTGTGTCATGCCATACTACAAAGATAACCCCAGAGGGCGAAGATGTCAACCCCAGTTGTAAGACAGGTGGGTGACAGGCCTGTCTACTCCCCGTGCCGTCATGCTGCTCAGTGTCACTATGAGTCAGTGTGTAGTATGTATCTTAATATATATAAAGTAAAATATATAAGAGAAACAACCTACTTACTGACCAAGATGTGCGGATAGGGGACTAGACAGGGCTGTCTACTGCCTGTCTGTCCCCTTCCGACCCTGCCAGGACGCGCCTCGGCTGGTTACTTCAACTCTTCTGGCGAGAGTTTGTCTCCGAAGCGGCGCTCGAACTCGGCCTTGATAGCCGCGTCCGACATCTGACCCACCGTCACCTTGACCTTGACGCCTGCGAGCGACTGGAGCGTCCCGACCTTGAGGGTATCCAAGTCCGTGATACCCTTTTCCACCAGTGGCCGGTTCCGGTTCTGGCACTTGACCCTGACCGACTGGCCGTCCAGCGAGGCGATAGCCACGCCTGGGAAGGTCTCGTCGAAGGCCTCGATGTTGGTCACCACGACCAGGGGAATGTTCCCCACCTCGACCTTGTTTCGAGGGTCGCCGCTGATGAAGCGGTGTACCATCTCCGTCACCCACTTGAAACCGTGGGCCTCGGGATTGAGTGCGATTTTGGTAAAGTCCATGATATTACTCCCGGTTTATTTAGGGTGGCCTAAAGACGGCCATGTACCGTGGGCAATACCGAAGTCGCGCCCTGGCAATTCAGTTTTGGTGTTGCGGCCCTTGGGCCGGTGCGGTCCCTCCCGTCCGGGTTCACTACCATACATTGCAAGTCGCGTGCCACCGTGTAAGTCGTTACGGGGCAACAACTTAACGTTATGTAGATATTGATATAGTGTCCCCTGTGGGTGACGGTGGTGCTACCAAAAGTGGACGGTGGGGGTGTAAGTCGTTGTCACATAACGAGTTACGACTGTCCACTTTTGGGGACAAAGTTGTCCACTTTTGGGGACAGTGGCACGGCCATGCAGCTTCGGTGTCTGTTCGGTATGCCTGTGCAGTGTCGTGACACTGTCGCTTGTGCCCCCACCGTATGAAAGGGGACAACTAGTATAGGGATTGCCGCCCTGCCCCAATCCGAAGGGGACAATTCGGGTAGGGTATCGCCCCCCAGATGCCTAGGGGACTGTTCCCCTTTCAATTGCGATAGGGGACAAGAGACGTCGGGATGCCTGTTTGTGGTGAGTGAGGGAGATGTAGACCCCCCCGGGAGCCCCGAAATGGTGTCTCAGAGAGTGGAGAGCAGGGCCCTCTTCTATCCGCGCAGAAAAAAACTTGCCCCTTGCAACCACGTAGTTATTCGCAAATGAATAAGGGCTGAGCCCAACTGGCAATGCCCGGGGTTGACAAGAACGCCCTCTGCTATTATCATTGTATCAGGGAGTGTGCCTCCAACCATATGCACATGAGTGACCTTGTATGGCCTTGCCCGCTGAAGAGCTGGCCCTTAGCACCCGCGAATTCTACGAGCGCTCTCGATCTCGCGCTCTTAGCCCTCGCGTACGCGCCGCACAGAGACTCTATGCCTCTGGAAGTGTGCGTACAAAGGCTGAGGCGGCTGACACAGTTGGACTCAGCAGAGGATACTTCTACGCCATGACATCTCCTGCAATCGGCAATGAAGAGACTGTGCGACTCCACGATGAAGTGGATGAGTTGCTAAAGGACAAGACAGTCGATATGTCTCGTGTCCTTGCGCTAGTCGCCAGGGAAGCAGTAGGCAAGCTACGCAAACTCATGCAAGAAGGCGGTAGCGAAGGGATTCAGCTCAAGGCATCACAGGACCTCGCTGACCGCTCTCCCGACACTTCCAAGACACTCAAAGCAACAGTCGCGCACATCAACCTCTCTGGTTCTGATGCCAAGGGCCTTGCGGAGGCTATGGTAGCGTCTGCCAAGGCAAAGCAGCAGTATGCAGAGGTCGCCCTAGGCGACACAATCAAGGTCCCTCTCGAAGACCCTGAAGCTGGCCTCAAACTCATACGGGATAGTGCTGACAACGGATCAGGATCTTCCGAATCTAGCTGAAGACATCGTTCAGATGCCCTCTGACATTCGCCATGATCTGGCGGTGAAGGGGACGAACGACCTTTTCTTTTTCAGCAAGGGTATTTTAGGGTATCCTGATCTCAGCGTAGATTGTCACGGGCCTATGTGTGTATTCTTGGATGAGCACAAGGCTCGTTTCAAGTTGCTGATGTATCCTCGTGGCCACTACAAGACCACAGTCGGCACGATCTCCAGACAACTGCAGCGCGTTTGCAAGAACGTCAACTCACGACAACTGCTCGCGAACGAGACTGCCACCAATTCTCAGCGATTTTTAGCGGCCATCAAGTCGCACGCGGAGACGAATACCCGCTTCCGGGCGCTTTATAGCGAGATCATACCCAAAGATATGCGCAGAGTGCGCTGGAAGCAAGACGAGATCGTGTTCAACCGAGATTGGCACGGTCCTGAGCCCACAATCGACACTATTGGCATGACGGGAGCCTGGACTTCTCGTCACTACACTCATATTACCTTCGACGACCCAATATCTGAGGAAGCAGCTAAGTCAGACTCAGTCATGGAAGACATCATCGACCGCATAAGCAAGGTGTATTCGCTTATGACGGACGTTGAGCACGACACATTCGACTTGATTGGCACCAGATGGGCGTTCTACGACGTCTATACCTATATGATGAGGTGGATGGGAGCCAAACTCGCCAAATTCATCCGAGGAGCCATCGAAGACGGCGAACCAATCTTTCCTGAGAGGTTCTCACTTGAGACGTTAGCCGATATTCGGAACTCGCCACACATGGGCGAGTATATGTTCTCATGTCAGTACCTCAACAACCCAAGGAACTCGGAACTTCAGGACTTCAATGTCAACGACATACGTTTCTGGAAGTACAGCACCGATGGAGAGCATATCGTCCTTCTCGGTTCTGATGGGGACGTATGCGGCGTGGTACCTGTCTCTGAGTTGGACATTGTTTGCACTGTCGATCCAGCTCCAGCAGAAAAGATCACAAGCGACCGAAATGCTGTGGTCGTCAGTGCTGTTACTCCAGATGGCGATCTCATTGTCCTCCACACCTGGGCTAAGCGCTGCAAGCCTCAAGAAGTCATCGAGGAGCTGTTCCGTGTCCACGAGCGTTATCATCCTAGGGTATATGGAATAGAGGGAGTAGCCTACCAGAAGGTTCTGAAGTACTTCGTACAGACTGAGATGGAGCGGCGAGGCGTATACCTAACTATCGCAAAAGATCTCAAAGCCCCTGGCAAGAACAAAGTCCACATCAGGGGCCTGCAGCCGATAGCCGCCACAGGTCATCTGTACATAGACCCCACAATGCACTTGCTGCGCAACGAGCTCGCTGACTACCCGTTGGGTGAGTTTGACGACGTGGCTGACGCCCTGGCATTAGGCTCCCAGTTGTGGACAGGGATGATGAGTGCTGACAGGTGGTCGAGGTACAAGGAGTCTGAGAAGCGTCTGTTGCGTGACATCGAGGGCTATGGTCTGCGTAGTGACACAGTCGTGCACGCAGGTGTGGAAGTGTTGGTAGACGGTCCTACACACCCCAGAGATATCCCACATCCTGACGACCTGGACCTTGAGCCTGAACAGGCAGCCATCTACACCGTGGACCTGGGATTCTGATGGCAGTTATTCACCCGAGAATAAGGCCGCAGGCGCGTAAGCGGAGACCGCCCCGGCCGGCTCTTAACATCCTGCGGTCGATGTCGAATCTGCGCATACAGCGTAGGGATAGGGAGATCAGTCGCAAGGATTTCCTGCGTAAGTGGGGCATCTTCCGTAACGAGTTGCGCCGCACACCAGAGTACTTGAAGTTCCGTGAAGCAGTGATAGAACGGGCTGGTGGAGTATGTGAGCGGTGCGGCCTTGACGCAAATACAGTGCATCACAAGCGGCAGGTCTCGTGGACTCCGCAGCATGCACTCGATCCAAAGCACGGAGAGTTGGTCTGCAAGGAGTGTCATGCTGTTGAGCATCCTTGGTTGAAGAGCGCTTGACGAGGGAATGATATGACTGCCCCAATGGATGAGTTTGAGTTTATAGGCGAGTCTGTTGCAGCACTACCACAGCGGGTGGGGTTGGAGGGGGCACCTGAAGTACTGCCCGAACCCGAGCGGATGCCTGCGGATTACCCTCCACCGCTGATAGACATCTCCACGGAAAAGATGGACGACATCAAGCGTCATTTGGACGACTGGCTTCATACGCTCGATTCTGACCAGCAGGACAAACAAACGCAGTGGCGTGAGCAGGAAGAGGGTTATCGCGCGCTGCCGAAGTTGAAGAAGTTCCCGTTCAAGGGAGCAGCAGGTGAAGTGATTCCTGTGATAGCAATGGCCGTGGATCCTATCCATGCCAGGCTGGATACAGGCATCTTCAAGCAGGATCCAGTGTATACCCTCAAGGGTCTGAAGAAGTCAGTGCTGCCCTTCATCCCGGCTTTGACAGCGTGGATCGACTTTTACCAAAAGCACTACCTCAGGTTGCGGCAGGTTTCAAGTCCTCGCATTCTTGAGTGCACGAAATTGGGCACTATGGTGTTCAAGACCGTGTTCCACAAGGAGCAGGTGCGGACGCTGACGTACGACTCCAACTTCGAGGTCGTTCCTCAGGAGTTCACGGCGTACAAGGGCCCAAAGGTCTTTGGTATCAGTCTGGGCGACTTCCTGTTCCCACCGCACTATCAGTTCATCCATGACTGCCCTATCGTTGCTGAGCGACAGCGTACGTCTTATGGTGCGCTAAAGCGTGCTGAGGCGTCTAATCGTCTCACCAACGTGGATGCAATCAAGGGCCAGGAGACGGCTGACAAGACTGACCTGGAGATGGAGCGGGGCGATGTAGTGAAACATACCACCACTCGCGTAACCGAAGATCTGGTTGTGTATGAGTGTTGGTTTGATTACGATATAGATGGAGATGGCGTTCCTGAGAAGTTGGTGGCTACGTATCATCTGAACACGCGGACGCTTTTGCAGCTGCGGTACAACTGGTACTTCCATCAGCGTTATCCCTACACTGTCATACCGTACGCAGTCTCCAACGACTCGTTATACGGCATTGGCATTGGCGAGATGACGAAACCTTTTCAGGACGCCATCACCAAGTTCTATCAGATGGCTGCGGATAACGCGTACCTCGCAAACATCCGTATGTTCATTGCCAAGAAGAACAGCGGGATCGAGGACGTGCCGCGGGTATACGCCGGTCGTGTATTCTTCGTGGATGAGCCCTCCAAGGACTTCATCCCCTTCGCCGGCGGCGATATCTACCCTTCAACCTTGGTTGAGCGTCAGAACCTGTTTGGACTGGTCGAGAAGAGAACAGGCGTAAGCGACTATCTCGTTGGCCGAGAGTCGCCCATAATTGGAAGCCGGGCCACTGCGACAAGCACTCTGGCGCTCATCCAAGAAGGCACACGGCGGGTCGAGGAGGTCTTGGAGAACCTGCGTCTTGGGTTCGCTGAGATCATGGAGAACTGCATATACATCTGGATTCAGTACGGTCTGGGTGATGTTGACGAGTTGGTGTTCGGTGACGACGATATTGGCATCCAGCTGAAGAACTTCTTCTCGACAATCACGAAGGAGAATGTCGCTGGAGCAATCGCAATTGACCTCACCGCCACCGATGCTGCAGGAAATCGTCAGGCACAGCAGCAGATGCAGCTGCAAATCATCCAGGTGATGATGCAGTATCTGGAGAAGGTGTTGGCCGCCGGTCAGGCTGCGTTACAGGCACAGCAATCTGGCATGCCGCAGATGACCGAGATGATCAAGGAAGTCATGCGTTCTGCGAGGAAGTTGTTCACTGATCTCCTCCACAAGTATGACATCCGTAACCCTGAGGATTACATCCCAGATTTGGAGCAATTCCTCAATGGCAATGGCACAGGACCAGGAATCGGCGGAGCTGCTCAAGGATTGCCTGGTGGACCTGAAGCGGGACCGGGCGTACCTGCAGGTAATCCAGCACTTGCAGGACCAGCTGTCCCAGGACCAGGTGCTCCTGGAGCGGGCGCAGGAGGCGGTGGAGGTATACCGTTTACAGGGTAGTATCAAAGCTCGTACAGCCGATCTCAATGCTGTCCCTGAGTTGATCAAACAGCTAGATCGGGAAATCGTGGAAGCCGAGGAACCATAGGAGGGTCGACCTTATGGCAGACACACAAGATGGACAGCACCCAGCGGCGAGTGCCACCTTCGAGGAGATCGAAGCGTCGCTTCGTGCAGATGCCGCTCAAACAGCACCAGCAGAGGTGAAGCTGGAGGGTGATGCAATCCCCGAGGAGTTGCGGGGTAAGAGCGTACAGGACGTTCTTACGCAAATGGATGGTCTGAAGGAAGCCGTGAAGTTGTCTGAGACTTCGAGGGGCGAACTGAAGGACAAGGTCGCAACTCTGTCTGCGCAGGTAGCTGCTGTGCAGGCTGTGGCTCCTGCAGAACCTCCTGTGAAGGAAGAGCCGGCGGAGCTGTCTGTTGACCAGTTCCAGACGCTGTACGACGAGAGCCCCATGAAGGCTATGGAGGCTATGGGTGAGGTGATGGGTAAGCGGCTGGAAGCTAACCTGGAAGCAAGGCTGAAGCCGCTGGCCGTGGGTAATGCTGATGATGCCGAGGCGCGGGCTCGTGTGAAGTACGCAACCGAGTTCGAACTCTTTGGCGACCAGATCGAGGAGGTTCTGAAGAAGAACGTGCCAGACCGCTCGATCATGAGTACCGGCAAGACGTGGGATGATCTTGTCGCGTACGTCAAGGGTCAGCCTGGCAACGTGGAGAAGCTGATTGAGCGCAAGATGGCTGCTGCATCGGAGGAAGCGCAGCGGAAGGCTCAAGAGGCACAGTCCCTGACAGTTCCGTTCTCTGGCACGCAAGACGCAACACGGCCTCCATCTAAGCCCACGGTGGAGACGTTGGACGATACACAGAAGGATATCATCAGGGTCATGCGTCAGTCTGGCGTGGACATTGATGAGAAGTCCTACGTTCAGTGGGCAAAGGTGGGTTAAGATGGTGGACAAGATTCAGGAACAGATTGACGCTCTGAACCGCGTCGAGGCTACGACGGTGCATGGTGCGCCCTCTCGTACACCCAAGGCACAGATGTTGGATGCCACGGCCTTGGAGAAGAAGAACCCGGATAAGTATTTCCGGTATGTCAGCACAACTGACCCCGGCAAACCTCAGGCGAGGCGCGCTGAAGGGTTCACTCGTGCTGATGCCAAGGAGGCCGCTTCGGTAGATGTAAAAGTCGAGGTTGGTCCTATGGTCCTCATGTCTCAGCCGAGAGAGAAGCATGAGGCACGAGTCGCGCACCAGACAGCGGTCGGGAAAGCGCGGCTGGAGCAGCACAACAAGGACGTTGAGGCGCAGGCCGAGGCAATCGTGAGAGAACTCCACGATAGGCACGGCATTGATGTGCCCATCGAACGCTTCCTAGTAAAGGAGTAGGCACGTGGCATCGAACTTTCCTGCCTACGTCGCACAGGGAGCCGAGAAAACAGTGGTCAGGCATTACAAGCCGGGCACTGCGTTCATCGTTGGAAGTCTGATCGTGTATGATACGTCAGGCAACGACATGGACGTGTGCGGAGCCGATCCTGCAGCCATTGCAGGGATCTCGGAGATCAGTTCAGCTGCCCATACGTTGCTGACTGAGGACGCGAAGGTTCCGTGCCGAATCATCACGGCGAGCGAGACGATACTCGCGTTTGCGAGTGCGACTACGCCGGCTGATTCGTACATCGGTGACAACGTTGGCTTCACGCTGAGCACGAACTGGCTCTGCGATGTGGCCAAGACCACCACGACATCTCGGGGAACCGTAGTGGACGTGGACATCGCTAACGGCATCTTCTATGTGACTCTGCACGCGAATGCGTTGCAGTTCGCACAGAAGACGGTCGCTCAGAGCTAAGGGGCTAACATATGACTATGGTACGTGGTGCCTTTAGTCAGTTGCTCGCTCCTGGCTACCGTAAGGTCGTGTTTGAGACCTACAAGGAGCGGCCCACTGAAGGCAACAAGCTGGTGAACATGGGCTCCAGCGTCCGAGCGTATGAGGAAGACTTCCCCATCGCCGGCTTCGGAACCTTGCTCACGAAGGCTGAGGGTGGCTCTGTCACCTATCAGGACGCGCAGCAAGGAACAGTCAAGCGGTACACCTGGACGACCTATGCGCTCGGGTTCCGCATCACTGAAGAGATGATGGAAGACGATCTCTATGGCGTCATGGGCAACAAGATGGCCAAGGCGCTGGGTCGTTCCGCGAGGAACAACTTCGAGGTCATCTCCCATGCTCCATTCAACAACGCGTTCGACACGAACTTCCCAGGGTTCGTCTCTGGTGAGGCACTCTGCGATACGTCGCACGCGAACATCAAGGCTGGTACGCAGTCCAACCGGCCTGCCACGGATGTCGACCTCGACCTGATTCCGTTGCAAGCTGCTCTCGAGCACTTCCACGGTCTCACTGACGAGGCTGGACTTCCTGCCGTGTTCATTCCCCAGCGGCTGATCGTGAGTATTGGGGACTGGTGGCTCGCCAATCAGCTCATCAAGACACCGACGCTGCCTGGCGGAAACCAGAACGATGTCAACCAGTTGGCGTCCGAAGGAATCAGCATTCACCTGTCGCACTTCATGACAGACCCGGATGCGTGGTACGTGCAGGCTGGCGTGCATGACGTCAACTACTTCGACCGCCGGAAGGTCCGGATGAGCAACTCCGACGACTTCGACTCCGGCGACGCGAAGTTCAAGCTCACCCGCCGCAACGGAAGTGGGTGGGGCGACTGGCGTGGTATGTACGGCACGCAGGGAGGGTAAACATTATGCCTCTCAAGGCCGGCTACCGACATCCGCTAGCGGTCCCCAGCATACGGGGCCGTAAGTTCAATCTGTCAGGTGTCTACCATCAGTCGTGGGTAGACCCGGCAGCGATCGACGACAACGGTGTCCTCACGACTACTGCAGGCCCGGACACTGAGACGCTGACGCCCACGCTGGTTGGGGCGTTTGTCACTGGTGGTGTGGCGACTCTGGCACCAGTGCGTAACGTTATCGTTACCGTCACTCATGGGTCGTCTATCGTAGCCTGCAACGGTGTTGTTTACGGCACTGACTACTACGATAACGTCGTCGAGAGCACGTGGTCTGTGACGGCGACTGGCACATCGAAGACTTCGGCCACGGCGCAGTGCTTCAAGACCGTGACCAGCGTGACGCTGATCTCTGCAAGTGATGCGTCGCTCAACTCCGTAATCATCGGAGATGGGGATGTGCTAGGGTTGGCCATGGTGGCTTCTTCAGCCGGTTTCTTGAACGAGCTGGAGGATGGCGCTGCGCCAACAGCAGGGGTTGTAGTCGCAGGTTCGACCTCTGCGAACGCTGATCGGCTCGGTTCGTATGACCCGAACAGCGCGCTTGATGGCTCGTTGGATTTCGATCTGTGGTACTTGGTCGACAATCCACACTTGCACATCTAAGTTATTCGCGCATGAATAAGGAGTATATTCGTGCCTCGATCAAAACTGGCTTTGGTAGCCATAGTTGGCGATGTTCAAGGCGCTTGGTTGTATGTCAACGGGTGGCGAAAAGCGCGCGTTGAGGTCAAGGGCCTAGCCGACGAGGACAAGGTCTGGCTTGAGACCAGTGGCCCCAATCACCACGGGGTCATTGGTCTTGAGTTGGACTCGAACCTCGTTCTGATGGAAAATTGTGAGAAATATCGTGCCTGTAAGGAGGGCACGTCACGCGTACCTACCACGATCGAGGTATTTCCCGATGAGAATCTCGTCACTAATAGGGACGCTGACAATCCCTATCAGTCAGGACAAGAGCAACATCATCCAGGGCAAGGAACTAGCTAACCTTGTCGCCCTTCTGTTCTACAACGTCGCTGCGTACACAGGCACGGTTGCTGTAGAGGTCGCATACCCAGACGACGCACTGGAAGCTGCTCACCAAGCACTGACTGTTGATGGCACAGCGGTAGAGCTCGTTGCTGCCACGACGCAGTTGGTCAACTGTGGCGGCTTCCGGTCGATCATGCTCGACTCAGATGGCACTGAGGGAGCAGCAAGGGCTGTGCAGGTAGTCGGCATCTTCGACATACGCGACTAGTGACCGACTACACGCCTGTCAACGATCCAGCAGACAACACGACTCCAGTAGTTGATCCTCTGGCGTCCGACTGGTCTATCACTCGACAGGATACCGGAAGGTTGTTTACTGACGACTTCGAGTACGAAGATGGTGCGTTTCTTCCTAACGCGAACTGGGAGAACTACTACTTCGGCTCGAATATGACTATAGTCAGCGAACAACTGAAGAGTGATCCAGCTGATACCACGCACGGTAATATTGTGAGCGTGAAGCAGTCAGTGCTGCCAGTCAGGAACGAAGTGGTTACACAGGTTAGGGCACGAACGTCTGCATCTGGTGACTTCATGTATATGGGGCCACTCAACAGGGGCACAGCGTCACAGAACTACTCGTTTGGCCCCCGTCTTGGAGATACCGTTGCGGAACTGATCGAGTTCGAGACGTCTGTGCGTAATGCCTGGTTTGCTTCATTCACTGCACAGAGTCAAGTGTGGTATGTAATGAAGCTGTGGACGAAGGACGACTTCCAGCGGTCTTGGATAGACACAGTGCAAATGCACGATGAGGCCGGTTTTTACCTGAACGGTGTGCCTGGCGTTGAGGGTTGTGGTAAGTATGCGTCTGCACACTACGCTGGTGCGTTTGTGCTGACCGACTCGTTTCAGACATACGAGACGAACTTCGTTACTTTCACCGGCATTCCAATAGGATATAAGGCCAGAGTGGGCACTGTAGTGGCTGTGTCGGATGGTGTGACTCCAATAGTGTTGGACATCGAAGGTACAACTTGTCCATCCAACGTGGATGTTCTGAAGCCTGACGATACGGTGCAGATATCCGCACCTGCTGACTGTTGGGGTGGAGACAGTTATGCAGTGACAGCGGGTTGGGACATTCTTGGAGACCCTGACATTCCTGATTACACACAGGTGACACCGCCATGAGCACTTTTCTTCAGATGCAGACTAGCCTGAGGCGGAAGATCGGCAACCCTGGCGCAACCGAGGTCACGGCTGCCACGCTGAAGGAACACCTGAACGATGCGTACAGGGATGTCGCAACCAAGTTCCCACACCACAAGGCCAGAAAACTAGCGACATTCGACACAGTGGCAGACCAGGAGCTGTACGGTCTTCCGACGGACTGTGGTGCGATACTACGTCTGTGGAACACTACAGACTCTGTGCGTCTCCAGAAGCGGGGAACTCGCTGGTTGGCTGACCAGACAGATGCAGTGCTCACGACTGCTGCGAAGCCGGAGTACTACATTCGCTTCAGGGACTTCATTCAACTGGTAGCCCCACCTGACGATGTCTACGTGCTTGAGATACACTATCGTGAGGACATCACTGACCTGTCAGCTGACGGGGACATTCCTATCATTCCTCTGCCGTGGCACATAGCTATTGTGTTCCTGGCTCGGTGGTACTACTACGATGATCAGGGCGATTTGCCCAAGGCGGCATATTCGCTCAACGCGTACAAGACTTGGCTCAGTGACCGGCCGACCGAGATGGACGAGGAAACTGCGGATATGGACTCTGCTGTAGAGTTGCCGTCTATCGACGCTGGCGTAGCGGAGAAAGACTTCGATGAGGGTATGTAGTGTTTGACCATCTTGGCTTGAACATTCTCAAGGTCGGTGGTGGTGTTGCTGCATGGTGGGTAGGCGTCATTGGCGGAGCCGTTGTTGGCATGCAGCAGGTGAACGCAACGCACTTTGCCGTAACGACTGGAGACATACTACAATTTGCAGCGCTCATTACAGGTCCTCCAACTGTCGCCATTCTGTTTATGTGGCGACACCTGTCTAGTCAGGATGCTAAGCTGGCTGTAGCACTTGAAAGAGTTCAGCCGTGCATTGATACAGTGGATGATCTTGAGGGACAAATAGTGCGGCATAGGGAAGAGACTCGAACGTGGCTGCACGATCATAACGAAACAAACACAATGGCGCTACTGAGTGTCGGAGAGCAGATACAAGAACTCAGCAAACGGATAGATCGTCTCTGGAATGGGAGCAGCAAATGAAGCATACAGAGAAGTTCGTGGCTG